CCGTGCGGGCAAGTGATCCTTATTTGTAAGGAAAAACCATGACAGAAACCTTGCTCGAACTCGAAACCAGACTGGTACAGGCCAAGGAAGCGCGGCATCGCCTCCTGACTGGCACACAAGAGGTCTCTGTCAGTCTTCATGGTTATGGCAGCACGACTTATACGGCAGGAAATGTCGAGGCGCTGGAAAAATATATCCACGAGCTTCAAGTGGAAATTTCAAAGCGTAATGGCACAGCCAGACGCGGAATCATTCGGACAAGTTTCTAAGGCAAAATCATGGTGCAATTACTGGACTCCTCTGGCCAGCCCATCAAGGCTGCGCACCGTATGCGCGTGAGCGATACCGCGCATCGTGCAGCTTCCTTGCGCACGCGCGAGCTGGCAAGCTGGATGCCTTTGCTGGGATCGGCTGATAGCGATTTGCTATCTGAATTGCCGACGTTGGTGTCACGGTCGCGCGACCTGACCCGCAACCACGGCGTGGCATCTGGCGCAATTCAAACGCTGGTCGACAACGTCATCGGCACAGGTCTGCGCTTGGCGGCCATTCCTGATTACCGCGCCTTGGGAAAAACCAAGGAATGGGCAGATGATTGGGCGCGACAAGTTGAAACTGAATGGCGTTCCTGGGCAGAAAGCACGGAATGCGATGCGGCCAATGCGCTGACATTCGCTGGCATGACAGCTCTGGTGTTCCGTTCCAGTATCGTGAACGGTGAAGCCATAGCTTTGCCATTGTGGCTGGAAGAACGTGGTACGCGCTATGCCACCACCATGCAATTGGTGGAGGCCGACCGGCTTTCCAACCCTGCAGGGCGGCAGGATAGTAAAACCATGCGCTCCGGTATTGAGATTGATATGTACGGGGCGGCGGTGGCGTATCATCTCCGCAAAAACCACCCTGGCGATGTCTATATGGGATTTGGGCTTGATGCGCAGGATTGGGAGCGCATCCCCGCGCGGACGACGTTTGGCCGTCAACGTGTCCTGCATATTCATGACAAGGAACGCACGGGCCAGCACCGTGGAAAGCCGCTGCTGACTTCCATCATGCCAATGTTCAAAATGCTCGACCATTACGAGCGTTCGGAACTACAAGCAGCCGTGGTCAACGCTATGATTGCCGCCTTCATCGAAACCCCGCTGGATGGTGAGGCCATCGGCGAGATGTTCGGTGGATCGGTGGATGATTATCTGGCCGCGCGGAATGAATGGGATATTCGCCTGCAGGGTGGCTCCATCATTCCCGTGTTCCCAGGCGATAAGGTTGCGCCGTTCACGCCTAGCCGCCCTAACAGTGGTTACGGCCAGTTTGTCGAGAACGTCCTGCGCCACATCGGCGCTGGCCTGAATATTCCGTTCGAATTGCTGATGAAGGATTTCAGCAAGACAAATTATTCCAGCGCACGGGCAGCATTGCTGGAGGCGTGGCGGTATTTCAACGCCCGCCGCCAATGGATGGCGTCATATTGGGCAAAACCCGTTTATGAGCTGTGGCTGGAAGAAGCCATTAATCGGGGCATCGTGGATGCTCCTGATTTTTATGAGCGCCGCGCGGCATGGACACGTTGCAAATGGATTGGCCCTGGCCGTGGCTGGGTTGATCCGGTCAAGGAAGCCAAGGCCGCACAACTGCGTATGCAGATTGGTCTTTCCACGCTGGAAGATGAATGCGCCAGCCAAGGTCTGGATTGGGAGGAAGTCCTCGAACAACTTGCCCGTGAAAAGGCAAAAATCATGGAGTTGGGGCTTTCGATCAATGATGTGAATAGCATTTTGAATACAACACCGCATAATCAGGAGGAAGAAGCGTAAGTTCTTTGCGCTGACTTTTGCATGAAAGTCAATTCTTGAAGTTATTTTATATCAGGCTAGTCTTTACAGGTAAGAGAACAACATAATAATAAGGGGATTATAATGAATGCATATATTGCACTTGCTATAGCGATAACTGGAGAAGTTGTTGCGACTTCAGCTCTAAAAGCATCGAATAGCTTTACAAATCTTATACCATCTATTGTGGTAGTGGTTGGCTATGCTATCGCTTTCTATTTTTTAACGATTACATTAAAAACGGTTCCCGTTGGTATTGCGTATGCAATGTGGGGAGGGTTAGGAATTGTTCTAGTCACTATTGCCGGATTTGTTCTTTATCAACAAAAAATAGACCTGATTGGCATGGCAGGAATAGCGCTCATTGTTGCAGGTGTTGTGATTTTGAATGTGTTTTCGAAGACATCCATACACTAAATAGAAATATATGAGTCGAATCTAGCCGCCTTCGGGCGGCTTTTTTATTGCAACAATCAGGAGAATGATAATGAGGATTTGGAACCGCATCGCCGGTGAGCCGTGGGCGATCACGGAAACGGCGCTGCATACGATTTTGGAAATCGCCGCGCGGGAAAACGAAAGCCCGCAGGCGGTGGCCGCCAAACTTGGCCGCAATCTGCAAAACACTTACAGCGTGACAGAACGCGACGGTGTGGCAATCATTCCAGTCACAGGGCCGCTGTTCCGCTACGCCAACCTATTCACGATGATCAGCGGCGCGTCCAGTTACGAACTGATCGCTCGTGATTTCACGACAGCACTGGAAAACCCTCAAATCAAGGGCATCATCCTTGATATCGACTCCCCAGGCGGGGAAGTGAATGGCGTGTCGGAATTGTCCAACATGGTCTTTGCCGCGCGGGGCAAGAAGCCTGTTGTGGCATATGCGTCTGGCGATGCGGCATCCGGTGCATACTGGATTGCTTCCGCCGCTGACGAGATCGTGGTGTCTGAAACCTCGGCGCTGGGATCAATCGGCGTGGTGGGCATGTATCAGGGGAAATCAGGAAAATCGGCTGAAGCCGTGGAGATTGTTTCCTCGCAAAGTCCGCACAAGCGCCTTGATCCCACCACGGATGATGGCCGCAGCCGTTTGCAAATCCGCATCGACAGTATGGCGGACGTCTTTATCGAAACCATTGCTCGCAACCGAAATGTGTCCACCGAAAATGTGCAGAACCATTATGGCGGTGGCGATGTGATGATCGGCGCAAAGGCTGTCAGCGCTGGTCTTGCCGACAGGGTCGGCAGTCTTGAAGGCCTGATAGCCGAACTATCCTCTCAAAAAAGCCCTCCCATAGAGGGCTTTTTTAATGCCCAAAACCAACCCCCATCGACACAGGAGAAAAAACCGATGCCCCAAGAAACATTGACTCTCGAAACCTTGAAAAAAGACCACCCCGACCTGGCCGCCACACTTACGCGCGAAGGCGCATCTGCTGAAAAGAAACGTCTGAACGACATTCTTTGCAGTGAAGAAGCTAAAGGGCGTGAAAAGCTCGCAAAGGAAATGGCGCTGAATACCGACATTCACGCCATGGAAGCACGACAGCTTCTGGCCTGCGCCCCTGTCGAAGAACCGAAGGCAACGACCTCTTTTGAAAAGGTCATGTCTTCCATGCCCAATCCGGCCATCACGCCTGCCAGCGACGATGCCGCCAACGATGTCGATGCGGTTGCCAGCCGTATCGCCGCTGCCGTTTAACCCCCGCAATACAAGGAGAAAACCATGACAAAAGCTGAAGGTTTTAAGGATCAGGGGGAATACACCCCTGACAATCTGTTGGCAGGCGAATACCCACGCGTTGAGCGCGTGGTGACGATTGCCGCAGGCGCTGATCTGGCAAAGGGTGCAGTGCTTGGCCGCATCACCGCCAACGGCAAGTTCAAACTCAGTGCATCGGCAAGCGCGGATGGCTCTCAAACGCCGGATGCTGTTTTGGCCGAGAAAGCCAACGCCGCCGATAACGATGTTCAAGCCGTCGTCTATTTCAGCGGTGAATTCAACGAAAACGCTCTCGTCCTGGGCGCTGGTCACACGCTCGACAGCGTGCGCATCGCGCTGCGGGCCAAGAACGTCTATCTGCGCCGCAACCAGAAATAAACCGATCTTTCAAAAAGGAGAAAGCCCATGTCTATCGACATTTTCAATACCCACGTTCTGACCAAGGTCGTGGAAAAGCTGGAACGTCCCAGCTCCTTCCTGCTCGACGTATTCTTCGGTCAGGAACAAACAGAGGATTCCGAAGAAATCCACTTCGACATCGACAAATCCAAGCCGAAGCTGACACCGTTCGTTTCGCCGCTGGTGGCCGGTAAGGTCGTGGATGACGAAGGTTTCACCACCAAGAGCTTCAAGCCTGCCTATGCCAAGGACAAGCGCCGCTTTGACCCCAATCGCCCGTTCAAGCGTTCGATTGGCGAGAAAATCGGCGGCACACTGTCCCCGCAGCAACGCCTGGAAGCCAATATCAACCGCACCCTGTCCAAGCAGCTGGAAAATCTGACGCGCCGCGAGGAAGTCATGGCATCGGAAGCTCTGCGCACAGGGCGCATCACGGTCAGCGGTGATGAATATCCAACCGTAGTCGTGGATTTCCAGCGCGATCCGTCCCTGACGGTGGGGCTGGCGGGCGGCAGTCGCTGGGGTGAAACGGGCGTGAATGCGCTGGACAACCTCGAAGATTGGGTTGCCCGCATTCAGGAAAAATCCGGCGCGGTGGGCCGCACCGTGATCATGGATGCGCTGGCATGGCGCGTATTCAAAGCCGATCCCAAGGTGGAAAAGCTGCTGGATATCCGCCGTCTGCGTGATGCGGCAGATCTGGCGCTGGGGCCGATTGCTTTTGGCCAGGGCAACGATCTGGCACGCTATGTCGGCACTATCGGCGATCTGGATTTCTGGGTCTATAACGATCGCTATGTTGACGACAACGATGCCGTCCAGAAACTCCTGCCGGATTACACCGTGCTGATCGGCAGCCCGACTCAATTGGAAGGCACACGTTGCTATGGCGCTATCCAGGACGAAAAGGCTGGATACCGTGCGCAGCGCTTCTTCTCGAAATCGTGGCTGGAGGAAGACCCTGCCGTGCGCTGGTTGCTGTTGCAATCCGCACCGCTGATCGTGCCTTACCGCCCGAACGCTTCGTTCTGCGCAACGGTACGTTAAGGAGGGATGGCCATGAAAATCAAAGCGATCATCACTCTGCACGTTAACGGCAAAGACCATGCGCCTGGTGCGTTGCTGGATATTGCGGACGATGAGGCCGAACGCCTCATCGCACGCGGTTTCGCAACGTCAGGACAGGAAAAGGTTGCGTCTGCATCCGCTCCGGCAAAAACCACCACCACGCCTGCGGGCGGCAAACCCGCCCCGACGATTGAAGATATTGTCGAGGCGATTTCCGGCCTTGATCCTGCCAAGGATTACGGCAAGAACGGCAAGCCGAACGTGGAAGCCATCGAAGCTTTGCTGGGCGCAGATATCACCGCCCAGCAGCGTGACCAGGCATGGGAAATCTTCCAGAAAGATGGTAAGGAAGAATGAGCTTTCATGCCTCAGCTTCCAAAGCGGTAGATGCGCTGTTCGCCAAATTCGGGCGGGCGGCGCATCTCGTCTTTCGGGACAATACCGAAGCGGATGTAACGGTCATTCATCGTTTTCCTGACCGGATTGTCGATGTGATGGACACGCGAGTGCATACAGGAACCGACCTGTTTGAGCTGCGCTTGTCGGAAATCGATCCTGCCAAGGCAATCTATCAAATCATCATCGATGGCAAAACCTATGTGGCGCAGGGTGAATCTGTGCGTGATCAACACGGGCTTGTGCTGAGGATTGAGGCCTATGCGTCTTAAAGCTGCCTTTGAGGGAAAGCTGCAGGAATACATGAAGGCCGAATTTGCTACGGCAGAGCGTGCCGTCACGCTGGGCGTGAGAGAGGCAACGGATGGTTTGAAATTGTCCATGCGCCGTCAGGTTACAAGCGCAGGCCTCGGTCAGCGTATGGCTAATACCTGGCGCGGTGATCTCTATCCACGCGGGCAGAATTCCATCCGTGCGGCGGGCATGGTCTATACCAAGGCCAGTCGTATCATGGAAGGCTTCGAGAACGCAGCGGTCATTCGTTCAAAAGATGGATGGTGGCTGGCAATCCCGACACCAAATGCTCCCAAGCGCGGCGTGGGTGGCAAACGGATCAACCCATCGAACTTTCCCGAACACTCTTTGGGAAGGCTGCGGTTCGTTTATCGCAGCGGCAAGCCGTCCTTGCTGGTGGTTGACAATGCTCGTGCGTCCTATAGCCGGAAAACTGGTCAGCTACGCGGCTTCCGCAAGGCCAGCGACCGCGCGATCAGCAAGGGGCAAGGCATGACCACGGTGGTGATGTTTTGGCTCGTGCCGCAAGTGCAGTTGAAAAGGCTCATCACTTTTGATGCAGAGGCCAAACGCTGGTTTGACCGCTTGCCGCAGTTGATTTTGAGAAACTGGCCGGATTGAGGACATCATGACATCGAAACGAGAACAGGCCCTTGCGGGTCTTTTTTTATGCCTGAAAGACAACGTCACAGGGCTTTCCGTCCTCCGAAACGAGCCTTTACCAACGAAGGTTCCTGCTGATGGGTTGATTATCCTGCGTGACGGTGACCCAGGGGAGCCAGAGGTAACCTTGTCACCTACGCGTTACCATTACCAGCACCGCGCCGAAATTGAAGCGTTGGTGCAACACGGTGATCCGGCGCAGCGCGATACTGCACTGGATGCTTTGCTGGAAACGGTGGCGCAGGCGCTGGATGGACAAACCAGCCTCGGTGGCCTTGTCGATTATCTGCATATCGAAACGCCGGATTTCTTGTCCGAAACTGTTGAGGGTGCGCCGACCATCAAAGCGGCGGTCGTCCCCGTCATCCTTGAATATTCAACCTCTAACCCGCTCAACTAAAGGAGAAACACCATGTCTCGTGCATATGGGTGGAACGCCCGCCTTATCATCGGTTTTGAAAACGCCTATGGAACAGCCCCCGCTTCGGGGACTTTTCATTTAGTACCCTTCGTGTCCAGCGATCTGGACTCGGCGCAGGGTCTGATTGAATCCAACGTCCTCGGCCTTGGCCGCGACCCAACACAACCTTATCAGGATGTCATCAATGTGGATGGCGATATCGTCATTCCTGTTGATTTGCGCAATATCGGCCATTGGCTGAAAGCCGTGTTCGGTGCGCCGACAACCACGGGCGCTGGGCCGTACACGCACGAATTCAAATCGGGTAGCGTAACATTGCCGAGCCTAGCCGTTGAGGTTGGGATGCCGGAAATTCCTGATTTTCCGTTGTTCACCGGCGTGCGTGCCAATTCGATGGCCTTCAACTTCCAGCGCAGCGGCGAAGCACAGGTCACTATCAACCTGATCGGCCAGGGTGAAACCCCGCAAGTCACCACGCGCGATGCCAGCCCTGATCTGGCGGAATACACGCGCTTTTCGCAATTCCAGGGATCGGTCAAACAAGGCGGTAACCCGCTGGGCAACGTGACTTCGGCCAGCGTGACCTACAACAACAATCTGGAGCGCATCGAAACCATCCGCGATGACGGCAAGATTGATGGCGTTGACCCTGGCGTTGCCGCGCTCACGGGTAATATCGCTGTGCGCTACGCCGATAATTCGCTGATGAACACGGCTCGGTCGGGTGTACCGATTGATTTGGAGCTGGCCTACAAGATCGATGCAGACCGACAGCTCATCATCGAATGTCACGAGGTGTATTTGCCGAAGCCGAAACGCTCCATTAGCGGGCCGAACGGCATTGAAGCCACTTATGATTTTCAGGGCGCAAAAGATGCCGTCCTCGGAAACATGGTCACCATCACCCTGATCAACGATGTGGAGGCTTACTAATGCTCAAGCTCAATATTCAAACCGAGCCTTATTGGCTTGAACTCGGCCTTGGCGTGCGGGTGAAGGTGCGCCCTTGCACCAGTCCGATTTTCTACGCCGCGCGGGCGTTCATGAACAAGCGCTTGACCGAAATTGGTGAAGAATACCGTAAACGTAAGGAAATCGGCTCATCGGTGGATGATCTGCCGCAGGTCGACAATGCTGAAATCCGCGAGGCGCTGGCCGAGGAATATCTGGCGCGCGGGTTGGCGCGTGCGGCCATTGTC